GATAAAAATTACGATTTAGTAAGACCTCTTAAAGATTAATATGAGTACTGGTATAACACAAAAGAAATCCTTAAAAGAGATTATTGCAGAAGAATATAAAAAGTGTGCGGTAGACCCTATTCACTTTATGAAGAAGTATTGTATGATTCAGCACCCTGTAAGAGGTAAGATACCATTTCAATTATTCCCATTTCAGGAAAAAACTTTAACTCAATTTAAAGATAATAGATTCAATGTAGTCTTAAAATCAAGACAAACTGGTATCTCAACACTTTGTGCTGGGTTTTCACTTTGGAAAATGATATTCAATACGGATTTTAACGTGTTGGTAATCGCAACAAAGCAAGAAGTTGCAAAGAACTTAGTAACTAAGGTTAGAGTGATGCATGAATTACTTCCAAGTTGGCTTAAAGGTGGGTCAATGGAAGATAACAAGCTTTCCCTTCGTTTACAAAATGGTTCTCAAATTAAGGCTATTGCTAGTTCTCCTGATGCAGGACGTTCTGAAGCATTATCACTTCTTATATTTGATGAAGCAGCTTTCATTGATGATATTGATGAGATTTGGGTATCGGCTCAATCTACGCTTTCAACGGGTGGGGCTTGTATTGCACTATCTACGCCAAATGGTGTGGGTAATTGGTTTCACCAAACTTGGTTAGGCGCAGAAGAAAGTACAAATCCATTTAATACAATCAGATTACATTGGACAGTTCATCCTGAAAGAGACCAAAAATGGAGAGATGAGCAAGAGAAGCTATTGGGTACAAAGAAAGCAGCACAAGAATGTGATTGTGATTTTATATCTTCTGGTGAAACTGTAATTGAACCTGAATTATTAATGTTCTATAAAGAAACATATGTAATACCACCAATTGAGAAAGGTGGGTTTGATGGAAATCTTTGGAAATGGGAGCATGCAGATTATTCTAAATCATATATGGTAGTGGCCGATGTGGCTAGAGGAGATGGTGCCGATTATTCTACTTGTCATGTAATTGATATTGTGAATTCCGTACAGGTTGCAGAATATAGAGGTAAGGTAGACACTAAAGATTTTGGAAACTTTTTAGTAGCACTTTCAACAGAATATAATGATGCATTACTTGTAATAGAGAACGCAAATATTGGTTGGGCAACAATTCAGCAAGTAATTGATAGAGGATATAAAAACTTATTCTATATGAGTAAGGATTTAAAATACATTGATATACAACATCAAATGACAAATAGATATAGAAGTGAAGAAAAGGGATTAGTAGCTGGGTTTTCAACAACTTCTAAGACTAGACCTTTAATCATATCTAAATTAACTGATTACTTTAGAGAGAAATCAATTATAATTCGTTCATCTCGTTTAATAGATGAATTATTTACGTTTATTTATATGAATGGTAGAGCTGAAGCAATGAAAGGTTATAACGATGACTTAGTTATGGCTATATCAATTGGATTATGGGTTAGAGATACCGCACTTCGTTTAAGACAAGAAGGTATTGATTTAACCAAACAAGCGGTAAGTGGTATCACATCAAACACATCTCAAGGGATTTATGGTGGTAATGATACAATGAATGATAACCCTTGGAAAATGAGAGTTGGGGATGATTTTGAGGATTTATCCCAATGGTTGTAGTGTTTTGATATTTTACGATATTTATGTTATATAATGTCAAAATAGAAAACTGATAAAATAAATTATGGCAGAACAAGAATTAGATGACAGTAAAAGTTTTTTTGGTAGACTAAAGAAATTATTTTCAACAAATGCTATTGTTACCGTTGATAAAGACGGTAAGCGTAGAGTTGTTGATACGGATGAAAAGCAAATGAGTACAAATTTTGTAAATCTTAGAGATAGATATACAAAATTACAAAGGTCATATTACGAAACCAATCAGGGTGCACAATCAATGGCATACCATCAGGTTCGTAGAGAATTATTTAGAGATTATGATGCTATGGATAATGACCCAATTATAGCATCTGCATTAGATATCTATTCGGATGAATCCACAACAAAGAATGAATATGGTGATATATTAGCAATCAAATCATCAAACGAAAATGTAAGTGCAATACTACATAACTTATTTTATGATATTATAAACATAGAATTTAACCTTTGGCCTTGGACTAGAAACCTTGTAAAATACGGAGATTTCTTTTTAGCATTAGAAATGGTAGAAGGTAAGGGTATTATTAATGTAACTCCATACTCTGTATATAATACGGAAAGATTGGAAGGTACTGACCCAATGAACCAAAACTATGTTAAGTTTAAAGTTGAATTAGATAGATTTGGTAAAAAGGAATATGAGAACTATGAAATAGCTCACTTCCGTTTATTATCAGATACAAACTTCCTTCCATATGGTAAAGCTATGATTGAAAATGGCCGTAGAGTTTGGAAACAATTACAATTAATGGAAGATGCGATGTTAATTCATCGTATTATGAGAGCTCCTGAAAAAAGAATATTCAAAATTGATATTGGTAATATTAATCCTAATGAAGTAGATAACTACATGCAAAAGATTATTAACAAAATGAAGAAAACTCCATTTGTTGATAAAAATACAGGTGATTATAATTTAAAATACAATATCCAAAACCTTACGGAAGATTTCTTCTTACCTGTTAGAGGTGGGGATAGCGGTACTTCAATTGACAACTTGTCTGGATTGGAATATACGGCAATAGAGGATATTGATTACTTAAAAGCTAAATTATTTGCAGCACTTAAAATACCTAAAGCATTTTTAGGATATGAAGAAGATGTAAATGGTAAAGCAACTTTAGCAGCACAAGATGTTCGTTTTGCTAGAACTATTGAAAGAATTCAAAGAACAATTGTTAGTGAATTATATAAGATTGCAATTGTACACTTAGCTGGACAAGGTATAGATGATTCGGAAATGACAAACTTCCAACTTACTTTAACAAACGCTTCTACAATATATGAGCAAGAAAAAGTAAACTTATGGAGTGAAAAAGTTAGATTGGCAAGTGATATGAAAGCATTAAACATGTTATCTACCGATTGGGTTTATCATAATATATTTGGTATAAGTGAAGATGAGATGGATACCGAAAGAGCTAAAATGGTATTAGACCTTAAAGATAGATTCCGTTATAATTCAATTGAACAGCAAGGACAAGACCCAGCAAATCCACCTCAACAACAAAATGTAGAGGAGGAGATTGAAAAAATGAAGCAGGAGATTGTTGATAATAAAGGTGGTAGACCAAGAGAGGGAAATACATATGGTAAAGATAAACATCCATTAGGTAGAGACCCATTGGGAAACAAAGAAAATGAGAAAGAGAGAAAGAGAGAAACTCGTACAAATGAATCAAATAAGAAAATAGCACAAGAATATATAAACGGAATTTCGGCAAAAAAGAAGATTTTAAGTGAAAAAACTGAAAAAACTGACCTTTTAGATGAAAATAATCTGTTAGATGACAGTAAATTTTAATAAACATTAAAAAGTTTATATTTATATGTGTTAGTTTATGTACATAGGTTAAATTATAGGGTAATTAAATGAAAAAAATAAAACATTCCAAAGTTAAGAACACTGGAGTGTTATTTGAATTATTAGTAAGACAAATAACATTGGAAGTTCTTAATGGAGATAAGACTGAGAACGCAAAACATATAGTAAAGGAATTCTTTGCCGCAGGTACTGAATTAAATAAAGAATTACGTCTTTATGATTTACTATTAAAAGAAAAATACAATTCAGAAGCAAAAGCCGAAATGTTCGTTGAGACTGTATCACAGGCTCATTCTAAATTAAATGTTGTAAAGCTATCTAAAGAAAAATACAATCTTATTAAAGAAATTAATTCAAAATTTGAATTAGAGCAATTTTTAACATCTCCTATAACTAATTATAAAGTACTAGCATCAATATATAAAGTGTTTGAATCTAAAAAATCTGAAAACTACGATATTAAAGATGTATTTAATTCTAAAATTACATTAATTGAGAATATTATCTCAAGACCAACTTCAAACAAAGTTGAACCTACTTCTGATAGTACAAAACTAATAGAAACCTACAAAAAACAAGATAAAGACCTACGATTACTAACCTATAAGATTCTTGTTGAAACTTTCAATAAAAAATATACAAATTTAGATGAAAAGCAAAAGGGCTTGTTAAAAGAATATATCAATAACATGTCTAATACATCTAAATTTAAAGATTACTTAGCAGTAGAACTTCCACAAATTGTGAAAGAATTAAAAACAATTAAATCTAAAATATCAGATAAAGTAACTACAATTAAATTGTCAGAAACTATTTCTGTTTTAGAAAAAATGAAAATTGGTAAAACTGTATCTGATAATAATGTTTCATCTATCATGCTTTCTTATGAGTTAATCAAAGAATTAAAATCAAAGGTAAATGTCAAATAGACTAAAAGAAATAATCAGAGGTATAGTTAAAGAAATCCAATCTGAAAAAGAATTGGAGGAAATGACTGGAACTGGTGCAGTTGCTGGATATGATACTCCAAACGCATTTGCTAAACCTGGTCAAACTGCAAAGAAAAATAAAAGATTAGCTAACGTAACTGGTGGTGAGGTTGTTGATGATTTAGAAGAAGCTAAGGATTGGTTGAAAAACGATGTTCCTGCTAATTCTAAAAAACCATTAACAATGAAACCAACAGCAATTAGTTCAGCAGATGCTGGTGGTATTGCTGATAAGAGTGGTATGATATTAGCAAAGGATGATGAGGAAGCTAGTTTAAATGAAAATCGTTGGTTAGAAATTAAAAACGGAGATGGTTCACCTAAAGCTAAAATGAGTAGAGGTGTAACATCTATCAAACAACAATTAGGTGAGGTAGAGAAATTTGTTAACTGGTATTCTAAAATAAAGAATGAGAATGGAGTTAAGAGAGGAGATTACTATAAAAGAACAAATAAGAGTTTACATAAGATAAAAGAAAGGTTAATGAATCTTTCAGAAAAAATTAGAACTTTATAATATGCCAGCAGTATCTAAAGCACAACAAAGATTTATGGGTATGGTTCATGCCGCTCAAAAGGGTGATATGGAAAATCCATCAAAAGAAGTTGAAAAAGCGGCAGATAGTATGACTAAAAAAGATGCAAAAGATTACGCATCTACATCACATAAAGGTCTACCAAACAAAAAAGAAAATATGAACACAACAATTACAAAATCAAGACTAAAAGAATTAGTTAAAGAAGTAATGGTAGAGGAAAATGAATATCAAGCATTTTTCGCTAAGGCATTGGAAAAAGCTGGAAAATCTATTCCATCTATGAGTGATGCAGAAAAGAAAGCATTTTTTGATAAAGTAGATGCGGCTTGGAATGGTAAAGGCGAAAAAAAATAACATAGAATGAAGAATCTTTTAATAGAAACAAAATTATTTGAGGGAAAGGTACAAGAAGATGAAGGTGGAAGAACCATTGTTAAAGGTATTCTACAAAGAGCTGGTGCTGAGAATCAAAACGGAAGAATTTATCCGAAAGAAATCTTAATGAGAGAAGCTAAGAAGTATGAGGTATTCATTAAAGAGCGTAGAGCATTAGGTGAATTAGACCATCCAGATTCTACTGTAATCAACTTAAAGAATGTTTCTCACAATATTAGAGAGATTCATTGGGACGGTGATGATTTATGTGGGACTGTTGAAGTTCTATCTACTCCATCTGGTAACATCTTAAAAGAATTATTAAAAGCTGGTATTTTATTAGGTATCTCATCAAGAGGTATGGGTTCTACTCGTAACTTATCTGGAAACAAAGTAGAGGTACAAGAAGATTTTGAATTGATTGGTTGGGATTTCGTATCTAACCCATCTACACATGGTGCATTTATGGTACCTGTAAACGAATCGGTTAATAAAGGTTTACAACAAATTGGAACTGATGTTTGCGGAGACTTCTGTAAAGCACAAGACTTAATGAGAGAAATAATAACTGAAATAGCATAAGAATGGCAAAGAATTTTGATATATACGATTTCGTACACAACAATAAGATAACCTTAAA